TCTTTCGAGTACGCTCTGTACAGAATCCAGTCTATCATCGGAGACATGTAAATGTCGTCCAGTAGAATAACTGTTGAGTCTGAGCCTGCCGGGTCGAGTTGAGCTTCTGTCAGCGTAGTCGCACCCGGAGAATCCGTGTAAACAACTTCGATTTCAGCGGCTGTTGTAGCCGGTGGGTAGACAAAAAACTCTTTCGGTTGACGAGGGTCAAACGTGAAGTGCTGGATAGCTGTCGTACCAGTCTCAGCGTGCCATGCAGGTCGCTGATCGTCCAAAACACTACGAGCAACAAGGCGAATAACCTTGTACCCTGAGTTGGTGGCTAAGTTTCGAGTCACATCCAGCAAGCGGAGACTAGACGGGAACTCAGCTGTGAGAACCTGCCGTGTGCCTGCTACGCAAGTGAATGAGCCTGTTTTGGCGTTAGCGTCAGGACGTGCAAGAGTAATGGCGAGGTAAGACTCGTTCATCCAGTTCTGCAATTCCGTACGCGGCCACCGAATATTGGTGTCCTGTAGGACATCCTCTACCCGTCTGATAATGTCCGTGACTTTTACGGTAGACATCCGTTACCCCCTATTCGCTAGATTTGGGTGCAGCGGCAGCTTTAGCTGTCTTCGACTTAGTATTCTTAGCTTTAGGTGCGGGAGCGGGCTTAGCATTCTTAGCCATCTCTTCGCCTTCGGCAGTTAGAACCATCTTGTCGCCGATTACTTGGGCTACAACCACGCGTGTACCGTCGACCTTAACTGTTGCCTTGTTAGCAACAACTTCAGCGTCTACGGCGTTTATAAGATCAAATACATCCATAATAACCTCCTGAGTTATAAGAAGGGGGGCGAACCCCCCCTCAAAGGGCTATTAAGATGCCGCGCCTACAATCGTAGTAATCAAAGCCTCGGGCTTGATGACCTTGCGGCCATAAACGGCTAAGCCACGAACGATGTCTCCAAAGTCCGTTTGATTACGAAGAGGTTCAGTTTTGCTGATCTGCGATGCGAATGCACAAGATGCTTTCGTACCAGCTACCATCATGCGACGAGCCTTAGCGTTAGACACGGTAGCACCGCCTGAAGTGGCAGCAAGACCGGGAACCAATGCTTTACCAGCAGCGCCCTTAGGTAGAAGGTTAGAAACATAAACTTCGAAGCGATCCAACATACCGATCTTACCAGTACGGATGGTGCTTGAAGCATCTCCTGTGAAGTACGCCTGAGCGATGTCAGTTTGCATGAGCAACTGGCGGTCGAATGGCGAAAGGATCAACCAACGGCCATCTTCAGGAACGTTCTGCTCGTCAAGAGCAGCTGACATACGAAGGATCGAATCCAGTACGTTCTTTGGAGTAGCTTGGTCGATTGGAGCAACGTCAGTACCGAGGTTGTACTCGCCAGACAAAGCACCGGCAGTGCCGCCTGCGTTATCAGCGTGTGCGCCTTCAGTAACGAACCAGTTAAAGAAACATTCGTTTTCAATGTTGATCTTCAACTGCTTAGCAGCGTCATCGGTGAACATGTTCATCAAGTCCATATCGGCTTGGTGAGCAAGTACGTCGTTGACCTGTACGCTGAAGTATTTACCTTTGTTGATCTGCATATCTAGGTAGATAGGCGTAGGAACTTCAGAGGTAAGAGTTGTACCAGCGCCAGCATAATCATTAATTGTGATTGATGGTGCAGTACGGATGCGAATTGTGTCGCCCTGATTTTTGATCTCGCCTTCCCAATCGGTATTGGCAATTTCAGTCATCATGGTGTTCGCGTAGAACTTAGCATTAAGTTTGTTAGACCACAGTTGTGGAATGAAACCGCCAGAGTAAGACGGGTTTGTGTCGAATGATCCTGATCCGACGACGGGGAATACAGCAGCCATAATGGCCTCCTATTAGTTTAGTTGGTTACTAACAGCTGCTTACTCGTTAACACGTTTACGTTCGTACACGGCCTTCGAGATACGCAGTTGTTATATCTGCTTCAAGTTTTTGGGCCTCATCGTACTTATGCCGCGTATTCAAAGTGCGTATTTTGTTCCAAGCTGTTGCGATTTCCCTTTCGGAATAAATCTTAACGTCTTTTCCCACGCTCTTCGTATTAGCGGAATTCGCTGAACGATTTGGCGCGACCTGTTTCTCGAGTTCGGCTTGGCGAGTCTGACGCTCCTGCGGTACTTCTGGCGCTAGGGTTTCCTTCCACAGCTTCACGTAATGTGCCACTGCATCAGCGTCCCCTGAACTAAACGCCTGTGCCGCCTGATCCCTGCGAGGTCCGCGAAGCATAGGGTCATGCTCGTTTAACCACGCAATCCAACGTTCGTCGTTGTCGATACTTGCAAAATCAGGAACTAGCGCTGCTAATTTCTGAGAAAAGCTCATCTCTCCAACCTGATTACCGGTTTGCTTCAGTTGTTTTTGAAGCTGCGCGATAACCTCACTTTGTTGCTCAAATCGTTCCTCGTATTCTTGAGAAACCTCCTTCGCAACACGACGTTGAACGTCAATCAGTTCTTCACCAAATTCGGCTCGATCTTCATCGGTCACATAACTGACTTTCTCCTTCGACTTTGTCGGCTCTTTGGGCTGTGCTGCCAAACTCTCAGTGAGATCGTTTAGCTTAGCCGTTAAGTCCTTAACTTGCGAATGCAAGCGTGGGACTTCAGCGTCGTACTTACCCCGTAGGGTTTTGTACTTTTGCTCAAATTCGTCCGCTACGTCCGTCGGTGACGTGTCAGCTGGCTCTGCTTCTACCGGTTCAAGTGCTACTTCCGCTTCGACTGGTACTTCTGCCTCGGTATCCTCAGGTTTTTCCTCTGAAACTTTAGGCTCTTTTGCCTTCTTTTTCTTTGGTTCTTCCGTTTGGGCTGTTAGCGTTTTCTCTAGTTCTTCCACTTCAGCAAGCTGAGCTTGCACCTGTTTTGGCAATGCCATGTTTGTCTCCTTAAAGCACCAACTCTGTTCCTAGCGTCCCGTGGGTATGCTGTTCCCGTTATGGTGTGCTTCTCGTATTTTGCGCATATGCGCGGTTTTCTACCTTGGCTGCGTCTTTCGCAGCTTCCAGTAAATCTGCAAATGCTTCCGCTCGTCCTTGCAACCGGTGGACTTGTACCATGTCGGCTGCGTGTACTAGCTTCAGCTTGGCGGTCTCTAACTCCGCCTCGAGTAACCTGAGTAGTGCTTCATTGCCGGGTTCTCGAAACCTCATAAGGGCTTTGACGGCTTGGGTATCGGCACTATTCAAATCAATCATAATTCAAAAGTATAGCATATGTGTCAACGTGTCAACAGATAGACTCGTTAACGTCCATTTGGGCGCGGGCTTATAAAGTTATCTTGCCGACCACCTTCTGGTGTTCCATCTGCTTGTAAGTTAGCTGCTTCTTGAGCTTGCTGCTGCATCATCATTTGCTGTTGCATCATTTGCTGTTGCTGCTGCTTTTTTTCAATATCTTCTCGAGAAGGGACAAGACGGTCAACATTGGCGTTAAGATTACCGGCCAAATCCCGCATGAGTTCAGCCGTACCCGTATGTCCAACAATTTCTTGCGCAACCGGACTTTCCAATACAAGGCGGAGGAACTCATTTTTACGTACAGCCTCAGCTTCTTTGACGACAAGCGACATCGCGCCTCGTGCCATAATTTGTACATCACCAATCAAATCCGGGTCTTCCGAGTACCTTAGGTTTCTCTGGTACTGGCGCTCAAGCATAGGTGTAATCACATCGTGGTCAACGTTACCGATAACCTGCTTTATGCTCTTGCCTGCGTTAGAAATCAGCATAGACAGACCGGACGACGTACGTCCTGCGCCCGGCACATGCTGGCCTGTCATGTAACGAGGGATACCTGATACTTCGTCCGCAAGTTCCATAAACTTCTCGAACACAGCCATAAGTTCGCCTGCGTTAGAATTTGGTTGGAAGAACTGCATTGGGGCAGACGCATCGCCATATTCTGACGACTTAAACTGCCATATCTTCCAAGGATACATCTGAGTAATGTCTTCCCCTGCTGGGAGACGACTTACGTTTACGCCGACCTGTGGGCCAGATGAGATGCCCATATTGTTCGCTAGTGC